CCCCCACCGAGCAAAGCTCGGGGTAAAGACAGTTACCTGTCTAGTGTGTAGACGGTGATCTTGCGATACCCGTCACTCCCAGGGAAGGTCGTAGCTTTCGCTAGTCCTTCCACATAGAGACCCTCCTCACTGAGTTGTCCTTCCCAGGACTTCTCAGCGAGGTCCCCTGATTTAGGGGCAAAGGGTATAGGGAGCGTCCCCACCGTCATCGTGCCATGGCCTCTATACCATGCACGCGCGAAGCTGACCGCTGGCCCATAAGGCCTTTGGACAACTACGGGCTCTGCTGCCTTTTGTAGCAGTCTTAGAGCTTTCTCCTCTTCGGTGGCACCTTTGCCACGAACGTAGATGGAGTAGACAGGGAGCACCTTGTCACCTCTGCGGTAAACGAAATCCCGCTTCGGCTTCTTGGTGAAGGTTTGAAAGGTCACACCCTCCCAACCCAGTTCCCGATTTTTCGGGCGAGCATAGGCTTGCCAATCCTCTTTTAGGAGGTGGCCGTCACCATAGCCCTCTGGGCCGTACAGGCGGAGGTTGGGGTGCACGAGATCGTGCACCCACTCTGCCGCTTTTGTAAACCCCTTACGGTATAACCCGTTATGGAGGCTGAAGAGTACGGCGGGCGATGCTACCTCCTTCGGGTAGATCGGCCGCACGTCGATTCCGGAGTACCAGTCGGTGCCACAGGATTCGCGAAAGGGGCCTTCCCAGAAACTCTTTGCAGAGTTCACGGTGTGCCCAAGTAGCCTGAGAACGACCCGAAGGTCGTCCACAAGGTCACTATCGACCGCGATGTCGTCTCCGTAAACGGAGATAATCGGCATATTTCCACGACCATAGCCGCGGTGTATTGCTACACCCCAGCACAGGCTATAGAAAATAAGCGACTCGAGAGGGAACGTGAAACCGTTACCCATTCCTGAGAACATCTCCAGTCGGACAGGTCCAATGCCGGGCACTCTGGTAGTGCCGACACGTGCTGCTTTTAACAGCGAGAACCAATCTTCCGGAGTCAGCTCCCTTACTAGCTCGTAAGCGTTCAGGTTGCTCGCAGACTTAAGGTCCAGGGTCGCTATCTCCCCGGTTAAGGACCCAACCCAAGCCAGACGCTGATTAAGCGCCTGATCTGAGAGGTCCAACCCAGCGATTCCGCCAAGGCGATATTCCGTTAGGAAGTCGCCGATCGCCAACTGAAGCATGCCGTTAAGTGTCGGCTGAGTCTCAGTTGTGCGATCCGTCTTCGCATTTTTCCGGACGAAGCTCACCACCCCCTCGTGTATTGCTACAGAGATGGTGGCCCACCACTCATCGTCGCCGACTGCGGACTGATCCGCGTTCAGCATAGTGAGAGCAGGCATCTGAGTCAGCAGGGCTCTCACCCAGCCTATCAGTTCTTCGCTACAAGAGACGCCACAGCCAAGTTTTACCTTGACTGACGCCTCGCGCTTCTTCGTAAGTGAAGTCGCGCCTGGTCCGAACCTGAGCGCAAGCTCATCCAGAGTGGGGCGGGGCCCCAACAGCTCTGCCATCTTCCGCCTTGCGTGATGCAAGACAGAGTGTAGCATCGGCGGCATAACCTCCGGGTTCACTCTCGCTCGGCGTATGTAGTCGTTTGTTATACGACACTGCGCCTCGGCCCCCATAAAAGCCTCGATAGCTACTGCCTTTCGGTCGATCCCTATCTCTAGGTAATCGAGCTTCGAGAACAGAGCACACACTTGCCGAGCAACGCGGTATGCGTTGGCCGGAAGGCTCAAGGGGACATCATAGAGGGCAAGCTTATCCAGCCTGTCCTGCATAACCCACTTGCGTAGGTTCTGCAACTCCTCGTGATGCTCGGTGATAGGATCGTCCAGCACGATCCTAGCAAGCTCGCGGTTTATGTCCAAGGACTCCGCGACGTCGTACGTTTCCGTCCAATGCGATATCTTACGCATAAAGTTCTCCTATATGGGAATGAAGGACAGTCATGCAAGGTCTTAGAGACCCAGCAGGGGGATCAGCGCCAGTAAGAGCGCAATCACCGCAGCCAGGACCCTAAGTAGGGCTTGCACAATCTCCGAACGCATTGCTGCGCCGGGGTTAAGAGACCTGAATCTGGCGTTGCACCAGATCCAGCGCGATCCCCGTGGCCGAAGCGGCCGCCGTCGCGTGGTTGTCCACGATGGCGTTGATCAGCATTTGAGTGCAGATCCGTCGGGTGGTCTCCGTCGAGCGCGGATGGATCCATTGGACGAACTCCGATCGATCCACGTACGCCACTTTGGGTGGCGCCGTGTAACCGGCGGCGTTCTGCCCCGAAGCCTGTTCCAGAACAGGGACTTCCACACGCACGCATGCCCAGAAAACGCCACTCCGCAGCTTCCGAAGAAGCTGGGTGTAAACGCACTGAGCGTACGTCGGCACTGTAGCGAGTTGTTCTCGCCAAGATGCCACCAATACATCCCCCTCGCGGGTGATGCCGTTGGCCTGGAACGTGTGAGCCACAGGTGTGGCTGCGCCGTCATAGAGGACGAAGTTGGCTTGTTGGGCCATGTGAGGTACTCCTCATAGTGCACTACTTTCCGGGATGGGCTTTCGCCCACGCGTCAGTAGCACGGGTTGAAAAAACGGCGGCCAAGGAGGCCGTCGTCACAGCTCTTTGCCAATTTTCAAAGACCCCGAGGGGCTTGAAAGTCGGCGGAGGTACGCTGATACCGATAGGTAACGAGCGCACGAACTTACCAGTACGTGCAAAGAGATCACGTCCGTCAGTCACGACGCGGCGCAGAGAAGGAGGATTAGTCCCAAACTGGCCTAGGAGGTTCCGGTAATACGTCTCGTCTTTGTCAGACAGGATGTACGTTCCGCTTGGCAGGTGCGAGGCAATAGCCCGCGCCGATAGCCAAGATCCGACATCAAAAAAGTAGTCGGAGACAAAGGAAAGCGGGATCGCGTTCCAGATGGTCACTTCGGGGTCTTGGAACCCCATGAAAGCCATCGGTTCTGGTTCGTATCGGAAGTAACAAGTGTACGATTTCCGATGCAGCCGTTGGTTTATCGCCCAAGAAGGGGATAAAGCCGACGGTTCCGCTCGAGCTCTGGCAGTCACACCGACCCGATACCGCCGTTGGCGGGGTACCGATGTGATATGCGCAAGCTGTTCGGCAGCGGCGTTCAAATCGCCGATAAGAGGCTCCACCGCAAGGTGCCAAGTGAGCCATAACTCTGCTGGAGCTGTGACAAATTTGTCAAACACTCCCGCCCACCCCGTTGCAGGGGGGCGCCGCTTCGAGTCACCCATCCAGATTTCACGAAGATCTCTGTAAACATCAAGTTGACGCTCGATGTCTTGTGGGGCTTTGCGGTTAGGCGTTCTACGCGTGCCTCGCAGCACGCGGACGCTATCGGCTACGGATCCTCGACGCAGAGCTCGAAAGCTCTGGTAGATACGATTGCTCGTATCGGTGATTAGCTTAAGGGTGTCATGCCCTTCAGCTCCGAGGAACGAAGCGAGATTGAACTCGCTTCCCACGACCTTACTTCTCAATCTCTCAAGAAGCTTATAGTCGTGTTCGACCGTCCAGGGGTCTGGAGGAGTCTGCGCTCCGAGACCACAATTCTGGACGCAGGCCTGGTTTGTCAACCAGTTACCTGAGCCATCGTACATGGGAAACATGTACTCTTTCCGCTGCTGCCATTCCTTTGAGAAGGCATGTGGCGGCCTATAGGCCGCGTTCTGAGCAGCGATCGTACCAACAGGATCCTCGGCGACACGAAGTCGCTTAGAGGCGGCATGGTCGAAAATGTTGTCCTCTTTCGAGGTGAACACTTCAGCCATAAAGGCCTGGTACGCAGGCAAGTCCGTAGGGTCGCTCTTGAGGAGCTTCCTATAGGGCTTGTAGGCAGGGTCAAAGAACGAAATATCGCGATAGCGATACTTTGCCTTCAGCTTGCGAGGCATCGGGCTGTCGGGTCCGCTCCAGGACACCAGCATGCCATTCGTGAGTTGTGAATTCGACGAACAGTAGCCAGCAATCCCAGAAACGGTCGACATGGTCGACCAACTGCCGGTAGTCATGTACTACTCGACAGGTCGCGACACGTCTCGTGCAACAGGTAACCAACCTGCAATGCATCGGACGCCGGAAGCAGCTCTCGAAGCGCCCGGCCGCTAGCGGCCAGGAAAGCGACGAAGGCTTCAAGTGGAAAATGGAATTCCTCCATTGCCACATGGTCCGTAAAGGACCTTTCTGGATTCGGGACCAAAACGACAACGCGGAAGCCGGGTCTTACCCCGGAAGCGGTGTCTTCGGATCGACCGACGATGGTGCCAGGACCAACAAGGTACAGGCCCGCGCCCCACTTATCCCCGAAGGGGGTGTGGGTCACGATCCTTTCTCCTGATTCCAAGAGCACCGGAGAGCCACCCTTCCTCGTCTTAAGGTCGAGGGTAGGAAGTGGCAACAGGCACTCCTCAGTTTTGCCGAGGAACCTGAGCAGACTCTGCCCCATTTGCGAATTGACATCTAAGGGCATAAGTCATCTCCTTAACGGCCGTAGTTAACGGCAAACAGATTTGCGGCGCCAAAAGCGACAACCGCAGAGAAGAACCC